CAGTTACCGGAAACACTGGCTTATAGGTCACTTTACTGGCAGCAGTAACGGTCGGCTTTAAGCCGCACATTTGCAGTAAAGGGCCAATGGCGGGCGGTGTGCCTGCAGCACCGCTGCCTGCAACATAGCCGGTTAAGGTGCCGGTTAAACGCTTATTACGCTGCACCGAGCCTTTGCTGCCGCCACGGCCTGCATCGTACTCCAGCGCTTCCTGGTCACCGTCAATCGGGTTAAAGTCAACCTTTACCCGCATCGCGTTAGCGGCTGCGGTAGGTGTAGCATCGGTACCATAAGTGGTTTCTACCGCTGCCAGTACGCAGGTATCCTGCTCATAAATACGCTCGCCCATTATTTGGCTCCTTTCTTAGCGTTAATGCGGGCTGCCCGGCGTGCTTCCAGGTAACCGTTTTTGCTGTTGTCGGTATGCACTACAACCTGCTTTTCGGGTTGCTTTGCAGCGGCTTCGGTTGGCGCAGCGCTTTGCTGGGCCGGTTTTTTCTCACTCATCTCTGTCTCCTAACGAATAAACGCAATGCGTAACACGGCGTAATGCACCAGCACCCCTGCGAACATAGCCGGGGTGTTACGCACTAGCTCAAACCCCAAGCGATCACCAACCGAACAGGTCCAACCCCATAATTTGTGGTTGTTTTCAAACTCAGCTATCACCCGATCGATGGCGGAATCAAACAGCAGTTCGCTCTCTAATTCGTCCTGGAATGAGCGAATAAGGGTTAGTTCAAACTCCTGGCGACGACGATTGCCCTGGCTACCGCCTGGCGTCACTTTTGCGCTAAGGCGGCGGATAAAACCGCCCTCTAAGCGGCCATCGACCTTGTAGCAATCGGCCAATGTTGTCGTGTTGCGGTTATAGCGTTCATAGCCGTGCAATTTACCCAAACTCAGTGGTTGCAGGCGCTCCAGCAGGCCATCGCGTAAGTCGTTCATATCGCGGTAAGCTCCTGTTTAATTTGCGCCAGTGCCTGGCCAAAACGTTGTTTTATGTCAGGCTCAGAGGCTTTAAAGCCGTCGCGGAACATAAACTTACCTTCGGTGCCTTTTCTGCTAATCGTCACAGCGATGGCATAAGCAACACTTACTGCTTTTTCGTCTGTGTAACCCAGTTTGTGCTCTACCCACTCAACCAAAGGCGTTAAGCCAAACGGTAACGACTTATCCCATGGGAAGTGTGGCTTGGTACCTAACTCTACAGGCACCGCATAATTCAGGCTGGTGCCGACTACACTGACTACATCACCCTCAAAAAACGTTACCGGCTGCGCTAAAATGCTGCCGCTTAAGCCACTGCCTGCGCTGGCACCCTGCGGGGTGCGCTCTACTACTTCGCGTTGCAGCAACATGGCGCTTTCTTCTGCTGCTGCAACCATTTCCTGCTGTACCAGCTCCGGGGCTTGCTGCCATAACGCGGCTAGCTCTTCGAAGCCTTGTAACGCAATCTCCACTTTCATTTGCGCCTCCGGCTACCCCAGGTAACAACGGTACCAGCGCTTAACCCGGTGGCTGCGGTGGCACTGCTGGCTTGTTTTACCTGGCTGTCGTAACGGCGGCGGTACTCACGCGCCAAGGTGCGGTACTGCTCGGCTTTGCTGGTTTGCTGGGTTACATCGGCGGCAATGGTGCTTTGCGCTTCGTTGCTGTAATAGGCTGATAACTGCTCACAACAGAGCGCAGCGGCGTAAGTAGCCAGCAGCTCGCTATCCCCCGGCCAAAGCGTGATTTCAATATTGGTTAAGCTATGCGCCAGGGTAAAATACAGGTGTACATCACCGCTGTAGCCTGCCAGCTTTAACACTTCACCTGGCAGTTGGCGCGCGGGCAGTTCGTCATAACCCGGTACCGAATAGGCTTGTACAATTTGGCTAAAGTCCGCTTGCCAAGCGCTTGGTAAAGGCATTAAGCCATTGCTAACGTTTACTACAGCATCATCCTGGCGCGGCTTGTCTTTGTTGTAACGCGCTACGGCCAGCAATAATGCTTGCTCGTAATCCGCTGGCGTTAACACCGCTACATCGTCGCGGGTTAATGCCTGGGTAAGTTGGGTTAGCTCGGCCTGGTTCATAATCAACTCAAATTAGGGTGGGCATCCTTGCCCAACTTGCACTATTAGTTAGCTACTACCGACTTAACTGCACCGCGATAGTCTTTCACCACGCCGCCGTAGATATGGCGAATTTTGTAGGTGATCGTATCGTTGGTGAACAAGCTGCCGACGGTTGGGTTGTCCTGCACAAACATTTCCGGCTCTTCCTGGCCATCAAGGAAGCCCACTTCAATAGTCGGAATATCGTTTTTATCCGCCATGGCTACCCAGTCGTTTGGATCAGTCCAGTACCAGGGCACCAAAATTTTCGGTTTCTGGCTTTGGGTAAAGGTTTCATCGTTGTTGGTGTCGCGGCGGAACATGTCATATGCCGCTTCTTCCAATTGCGCTGGTACCAACAGTAAACGCGGTGCAATGCCCAGCTGCTCTTCTTCAGCTGCCCCAAATTCGGTTTGGGTAATCATGGCTAAGCGTGCAGCGGCCCAGCTGGTTGTCGATAATGCAGCGGTTAACAGGTTGGCATGATCAACATGGAACAATGCTTTGGTGTCATAAATCGTTGGGTTGGTACGCAGGAAATCCAGCACAAACTTGCTTAGCGTACGCTTGGCGGCACGGCTCATTTTGCGCGGAATATCTAAAATCACGCCCACATCGTCGTTTTTCACCATTTCCAGCGTGACTTTTTCAGTGCCACCACGTTTGGCTACGGCGAAGCTGGCTTTTTCATCGGTTGGCGAGGTTAACGGGTTGTAGTTACCGCTTTCGCCTACAATCGGTAAGTCGCCATAACCGCCATAGCGCACCCGCTCCTGGTTGCGGAAATCGCTAACCGGAGACACACGGGCAATTTCGCGCCAAATGTCGTACTGGTTAGGCTGGTTGTACTCTTCAATCATGCGCTTGTGCATGGCTTCGCCCAGTACATTACCCAGGCTATTGCTATCCAGCGCTTCAATCATGCGGCTACGGCTGCATTTTTCTTCGCGGCCGGTTACCAGCTTGTCGCCAGTAATTTCGATGTAGCACTCTTTAAAACTGGTAACAGTGCGATCTTTAGGGTCAAAGAATGCAGCCAGCAACTGGGCGGCATTAGGTGCATCACCATAGCGGGCACCGCCCTCTGGCATAATTGGCTTACCGCTTTCAGTAAACTTACCCAGGTAAGTACGTTCTGCCGTAATAGCCTCGTCGACTGCGGCTTCGGTAAAGTTATCCAGCTTGGCAAATTGCGCCTGTAAACGCTCTTGGGCAGGTTGCGGTAATTTACTAGCCGCAATAGCCGTTTTAGCATGGGCACGGGCTTCTACCATGCGCAGCGCCTGAGCCAACTCATCTTTGCTAATACCATCACCAGCACCAGAGTCTGCACTTACACTCACCGCTTCACGGTAAGCAGCCAGTACGGCATCTTCGTTTTCCTGATCTAACCCTGCTAACAGGGCTGGTTTTTGGCGTTTAATCGCCTCAAGCATACGTTGCAACAACGTCATATTAATGTCCTCTTGGGGTTGTTTCGCCTCAACCATGCGGATCACACGCCCACCGGCACCTGGCTCAATAATTAAATCAACGGAGTTCACACGCTGGATCTGCTTGGCTTCGCGCAGCTTGCCGGCTTGCTTAGCCGTACCATCACAGTCGATAGAAAAGCCAAATAGCTCGGTCATGCCGCGCTCTACGGCTTCTACCATCTTGTCGCTAACGTCACCGGCGGTTTTTAACAGCTCCAGCGTGGCCTGAATGGCACCCAGCTTTTTGCTGCCAGCGGCTTCTACAAAACGGGGGTTGGTAAGTTGGCCAATTAAATTGGTAAAGGATTTACCCTGGCCTTTAATGTGCTCTTCGTCGCTTTTAACAAACACGCGGGCGTTGTTAAACAGCGGCGTGGCTTCACGTAGCACGGCGGCTGGGTAATTAGTGTTGTTATAAGAGATACCGGCTTCAATTACAGTGATAAGGAATTTGCTGCCGGCAGCTTTATCAATACTTTCAATAAAGATGCTATCGCTACCCCAGGCTTCAGTAAGCTGGATCACACCGGTAGGTACCCAATCACGGACCACTTCTATCGCTTCACCAAAGGCAACGCTGTTATCATCCGCAATGGTGTAGCTATATGCCAAATGGCGGGCTGCCTGGCGAATAACTACCCGGTCAGCAAAAATGGCAATCACATCTACCCAATCGCGCCCCAGGTGTTTTGCCAGGGCTGTGGTAACGTACAGGATCACATCGCCAAACTCACTGGCTTTGGCCTCACGCAGTGCCTGGTAACCCTTGTATCCGATTGCCGGGGTAAAGCGCTTCATTACGCCACCCGACCGATCAGTTTCTGACCATCAGTAGTAACCACCGTTACCACGCCGTTACGCACTGAAAAATCCAGTACCTCGGCTTCGGTCACATCTTTGGTCACTTCACGGGTTCTAACTCGGCCGTCTTTGTCTTCAACCGGTTTTTTGGTTTTAGGATCAACCACGACTTCAAGGCTAAGGCGTTTCACCGCTTTGGCGGCATCGGCGAGGCCAAATTCCGGGGTTTTGTTGGCTTCTGAATTGTTTTCAGTACCAGGGATATTTTCAGACATGGGTCACTCCGCTTGTTGTTTTGTGTAACGAACAAGCGAAGTGTGGCTTAGAGGGGAACTAGCTTAAATTAAAGGGTTTTAGGAAATGACATAGCTTAGTTAGCAATGTTTTCTGGCCATTCATCCATATGCGGCACCTGAATACAGCCGCAGTTAATTACCTCTTCCAGCGGGGCGGCTGGATCGTGTGGGTACATCATCAATATACCACCAATGTTAAAGGGTTGGTCAACCGGCTGCACCTGACCATGCGCAGCGGCGTGGCTAGCCCTTGGGTCTTTGCGGTTACTGCGCCGCCATTTCTTTTTAAGCCCTGGTACCGCTTTTTGTGCTTGAGCCATGCGTTCTTGGTTAGCAGTAGAGTACAAGCGGCTAAGCTCGGTATTTACTATGGTGCGGGCACGACTGGCGGCATTGCCCTCCAGATGTTTAGCTATCGCAGCGCGGGCCTTGTAAGGGTCGTTTACCCCCACAACTACCAAGCCCAGTTGTTCTTTTATTTTTTGCGCAGCCACCACGTTAATATCGGTAATCCGTTCCACCATAAAGGTTTTAATGGCTTCCAGCTGCTGCACGTTTACCGCCTGCACCCGGCCTGCCAGGTTAATCCCTCCGGCATTTAACGGTGCATCGACTAAATCTATCCCTGCCTGCCAAGCGGCGTTTGCCCCCTCGCGGACTTTAACCGCCGCATCGGCACCTAAATCCAGCAGGGTACGTTCTATGTTTTTTTGCACCTGCTGAATATGCCAAACCTGGTATTCGGTAGGTAGCGTCGCCAGCTGAGAGTCTAAGGCCATTAACGCCTTTTCCAGCAAGGTGACAATGTCGTCATACAAATATACCTGCAGCTCACGGCGGCGGGTTAGTTGCGCCCGCAATGCCGCATTAAAAGCTTTGGTACGCTGGGCGGATGTCATGCTGCGTCTTGCTCTATGTCATCGGTTTTAATGCCAGGGAACGTATCGCGCTTTGCCTGCTCTTTTTTCTTATCATCAAATACATTTTTAGCGGCTTTAAGCTCATCGGCTGCATCAAAAGCCACACCTAACTGACCGCTGATGCTGGCAATAATTTTAAGCGCCGTTTCCTCTGTCATCAGTCCTTCACTAATAACAATAACTAACGAGCCAACCACCTGCCCTAATGCCGCAGCAAAGCGGCTGGTGTCTTTGGCGGTGAGTTCTGGGAACTCGACATTAGACCAATACACATTACCGTTAAGCTCGGGTTCGCCACTACCATTGGCTATTTCATACTGGCGCAGTGCATAGGTAGCCATGGTGATCAGCATATTTTTGATTTTTTGTTGGCGAAGCGTCAGGATCTTTAGAGTAGGTTCGCCCATGCTTTCGCCATTGGCGCGGTTAACATCGCTGCCGTCAGCAAACCAGTGTGGCGACATAGTCGCACCGGCTAAAATATGGTTTTTAAACAGCTTGCCAATCACTTCGGTATCGCCGCTATTAAGCGTGGGGCTTTGTGCTTGCCACTTTTCACGGTCATTGTGAACGTTTACTGAGTTGGGGCCTGGCGGCGTTATTTGGGCGGCACGGCGGTCAACCTCCGCCTGATCAGCACCGGTCAGGGTAACGTCCCATACAAAAGCGCGTAGCGCCTGGGCTCGTTCACCTTCACCAAATAAAAACTCATCGTATAAGTCCAGGTAATCGGCCTGGGCGGTCAAATCACCGTGCCCCCTGCCCTTATTACAAAAGGCGTTAATATTAAAGTAAAACAGATCACCATCGGTAAATTGCGCTCTTATGGCTTGGGTGCGCTGGGTAAATACGTCTTCCGGGCCGTTGATAATTATACGGTAACGCTGGTAGCGGCCTTTTTGATCACGGTGCGTTATTACGCCTATTGGTTGCTCTGGGTTGTCGGGGTCAAACACCACATCTTGCACCCGTGCTGGGTCTAAATAGCTTAGCCGCACATGGCCGGTAATCTCGTTTACAAAGGCCGGGTAAAACTGCTCGCCAAACATGGCCAGCTCCCGCACTTTTTTCTCCAGCTTATTATCCATGTCGTTTATGGGATCTTTCCAAAACTTATCCAGAACTGCCTGGTAGTCTGGCTCGGCATTGGTTAGCTTTACCCCTTCGGCCAGTAAATAAGCCACTGGCAACTCTATCAGCCGGTTGGCAATTAGGTTGCTTTGCCATAAAAATGCCGATACCTTTTGCATGCGCTGGCGTTTAACCGGCCCCAAGTCGCGGTTATTGTCGCTGCTAAGCTTGGTCCAGCCGCTGGTGTCGTCGGCGATATTGGCGCCGGCAGCTTCTACCAGGCGTTCCGTATTCACCGTCTCAGCCGGTTTGTTTTCCCAAAAACGTAATTTTGATAACCAGCTCATCTAAAGCCCCTTGTTCAATTCGTACGTAAAGCATTTACGTTTTACCAGGTGCGTTTAACGCCCCTATTGTTAAACCAACCCACACAAATTTATGTGCAGGCGCTTAAAATGGCTTACAGCGCGTTTTAGCGAACGCGCGTAAATATGCCACCCGCAGTTTGCCGGTAGCGCAGTTTTTCGGGTTTAAAGCTGTCTCGCATTGATGTTGCAGCAACCTGCACCCCAGCCGATGGCGCACCCAGTGCATTAGCGGCATGTACCGCTAAACCTAATGCCCAAAAATGGTCGGCATGGCCGTCTACCGTACGCTCTGCCGTAAAGCGTACATTGCCAGCAGCCGTAACCTGTTTGGTTACCTGGCGCAAATCGGCGCGTATTTTAGGATCGTGCGGTATGCGTAGTTTGCGATCTTCCATTGCGCCACGTATGGGGTAAGCCAGTGCTTCTTTGGTTTTTGGGTTAAAGTTAACGCACTCAATTTTGTATTGGCCAAACCGGTCTTGCGCGTCATCGCCCCAGCCAATGCCTAAGCCTGTGTAATCAATACACACGCGCTCGCAGCGTTCAAACCAAGGGAATAGCACTTGCTCTTGCTCACCCTTACGCATGTTTTTTAGGCGCTCGATATGGCGGGTATAAATAACATCGCCCAGCAGCTCTACTACCCAAAGCACGGTTAAATCGTGCTTGCGGCCAATATCTACACCCGCAAATAACCGGCCACCTTCCAGCTTTTGCCAGTCGGTTGTGCTGGGGTATTCTGCCGAGGCAATCAGGTCGTACTCTAAAAAAGCCACATCGTCATCAGCTGGGTTGCACATGTACTCTTGCTGAAAGGATTCTTCGTCTGCACAACCGGCGCGGATAAAGTCAAAGTATTGGGCTTCGTCCATCGCCTGGCGCTCATCATCGGCTGGCAGCATTTGCTGCAGCTTAAATAAAAAGCCCTGGTCTAACGCATCTTGCAGGGTTACGCGGTGCAGGCTAATGCCTTTAGGGTTGCCGTGCTCGCGCACTTCGCGGATCATCTGGTTAAAAAAGTTATGGCTGCCCCGATGAGTAGAAATCACTTCCATATTGCCGCCCCAGGTAATACCAGGATAAGCGATAGACCACAGCTTGCGCGGATCAGGATGCAAGGCAAACTCATCCAACACCCGGCTACCACGCTTACCCGCTTGGGCATCGGGGTTAGAACTCATGGAGTGAATACGTTTACCGCTGGCAAACTCCAGCACATAGGCCGATATACGGTCTTTAGGATCAATGACTACTTCGCCCAAATCTTTAGCAGCCAGATTCATAATGCCTGCCCACATTTTACAGTCTTCAATGAATAACCGTGCCTGCAAATCGTCGCGGCTACTAACCCATTGATCATGCCTTGCCCCTTGGGCGGCAGTGCGTTCGTCGGCCGCATATGCCGTTGACCAGGACAAACCAATTTGGCGAGATTTTTCCATTAGCTTTAAGCGGCTATTGTCTTTCACCCACTTAGACTGAAAGGGTAAAAAAATGGCATCTGGGTTGGCCGGAATACATTTGGCATTGCCTTTGTGCTTGGCCATTAGGTAATCCCCAAGGCTTCACGTATGGCCTGCTGCGTTTCTGGCGTAACACCGCCCTTGCTTCCCAGCGATTCCAGCTTGGCTTTTTGTTTGGCAAGAAGCTTTTCTTCCACTTGCTTTTCTAACGCGGCACTGTAGTTCGCGGTGCGCTGTAAGCGGTTAATACCTAAAATCAGCTCACCCAACAATTCTGGATCGATGGGTTCGCCACCCACGATGTTAGCGGCTGCGGTTTTGTGCATGGCACTCATTAACATGGCTTGAATAACCAAACCCTGTTCGCCCAGGCTTTGTAAGTTAAACTTTTCCGACATGGCTTTGGCGTATTCATGGCTGCGGCGCATATCCTCAGCCACTTCTTCCATTTTTTTCGCTTCGCGCCATACCAAGTTTTTAGAAATGCGCTCAACTTCGGTTTCGCCGCTGTATTGCGCCAGCTCGGCGTTTACCATGTCAGCAATTTGCTGGCTGGTATAGCGTTTGCTGTCGATTAGTTGATGGAATAGCCGCCTAATGTCATCTGGTAGCAAATCTACTTTAGTGCCTTTGGTCATATCAGGCTCCTGGCCCCGGCCGCTTAATACCATCAACCCGTGCCTTGCCAGTAGCAACGTCTACTCCACGCTCGGTAATAATGGCCACCAAGGTGCGATCACCTATCTTTTGTACCGTTACCAGTCCTTGTTCTTCCAGCCAGCGCATATGGGTACGCACAGCGTCGCGGCTGATATTGTGGCCAAAGGTGTACAGCACATCATTAAGTATCGAGTCATTTGCGCTGTAGCCTTGGATCTGGTTAAGGCAGCGCAAAATAACCAACCGCTGATCGGCATCAAAAATCTCACGCATTAATCACTACTCCTGCGGCTTAATTTGGCTTCTAACATCAGCGCCAGTGGGCGTTCTACACGGTTAATCGTTTCTTCCAGGTGTTTGCACTGGGCCTCTACCCGAGCCAGTTGTAACTGGGTTTGGGTAAGCAAATCACGGTTTGGCAGGTTACGAATAATCTCTTCCTGTTTCTCCATCCGCAGCTTTAGCTCGCTCACCTCGCGATCTTTGGCATAGGTTTGCTCTATGGTTTGTACCCTTGTACTCAGTGGCGATAACTGCTCCTGGCTAACAAAGCTGCGGCGCATTAAAAGCCCACCTATTGCCATTGCGCCCATAAATACAAAGCTTAGCACCGGCCACCACTCTAAAAACCAGCTCTTAGGTTCCATCCGTTTCTCTCCGTTGTTCTTGTTCTAAGTAATCAATCAATCCGTTAAGTTGCGCCTCTATGGCCTGGCATCGGGTACCGTATCCGGTAAGGTGTTGCAGGATGTCGGCTTGCCCGACACCGCTGGGCTGCAAGGCGTCTTTGGAATTAATGGTTGCGGTGGTGTCGGCCGCTGCAGCAGTTCGCTGGGTAGCACTAGCGGTGGGCATGGTGGCAGTAATATCGGGCTTGGCACCGATGGCACTGTTGTACACCCCAACAAAACCAGTGGTAAAGATGCAAGCAGGTAGCGGCTCAGGCTCGGCAGTGGGCCCAGAACGGTAATGCGTAGTGACATAGTCAATTTCCTCTTCAAGTGCCCTGGCCCGATCGGCAAGAGCTTGCTTTTCAGCCTGGATGGCCGCATTGGCTGAGTTAGCGCGCTTAAGCTGCCGGCTAAAATCTGCTTGCAGTTGCTGTTGCTGAGTAAGGAGCGCTGCGCTCATCGCCTTGGCGTGCCCTGCCGTAGCAGAGTCAAATCCAGCCTGATAGCTGGCTTCTTTTATGGCAGCCAGTTGTGCCAGAGCCACCTTCAACAGTAGGTACGCGAATACAACAATCGCAAACGCGGCAACTAGTGGATTTTGGGCTTTAGGCATCATTACACACCCCTTCACCCCAGCCGGCCTGCATATAAAGCGGCTGCCAGCGATTGATAATTACATCAACATAGTGGCGGTTTTCCTGGATGTTGGCCGCACTGCGGCCAGCATTAAACGGCGCAACTGAGGCATACACTAGCCTATCAGCCCCCGAAGCTGATGCCAGTGCCTGGTCACGCTGCACCCAGCCCAGGCCACCGTTATACGCGGATAAGGTAAATGCCATACGGTTGCAGGCATCAGCGGCCGTTATACGGTTATATAGCCAGCGGTTATACAGCACCTGAGCCCGCATTGCCCAGGCTGGGTTGTAGGGCTGAGCTGTGGTTAAATCACGCGGATTAATGCTGGCAAACCATTCGCTGGTGGCGGGCATAAATTGGGCCAACCCCTCAGCGCCAGCCGGTGAGCGGGCATCAATACGCCAACTGCTTTCCTGGTGAATTTGCGCGGCGAAAGTGGCCACCGGGGCATCTAAGCCCCAAAAGGCATTCGCTGTGCGGGTTAAGGTACGATGATGGGCTTTGGCCTCTGCCGGCACTACTGACGCGCTGACATGGGAAAAGACGCACAGTATAAAAATGCAAAGTACGCCCCAGAGTATGCGCTCGCCGATCCCGGCTTTAGATGACGGATACTGCATTTTACAAACCAAGCGTCAGGCCAAGCACACAGGCCAGCACAATCAACGCCCGGCGCAGCATGGCCAAACCTCGAGGCATTAAATCTTCACCGGTTTCAGCGTAAGTATGTGGGCGGTCATAAGGGAACAGCCCCCGATCAAGCCAATAGCCAAGTACAGCGGCAAGCGTAACCAGCGCCAGCTTATACAGCACCAACGGTAACTGATGCGGGCTAAGCCAACTGATTGCAAATAACAGTAACACGGCCAAAAAGGCCCAAAGGGTTAAACGCGGTGGTTTGAGGTTAAACATAAACACCTAGCTGGGTTAAGGAACTTAACCACAGCTTAGGTTTTTGGGGAGTTAGGCTAAATTAAAGGGCTTTAGGAAAATAAATAACCAGCATCAACTCCTCTCCGGATTTAGCCAGGAAGTGATATTTCTTCGGATAAGCACCAAACTGATTAGTAATAACACAATGGAAAACACAACCGCGAAAACACACGTCAGAATGGCCAACCAATGATTCACCAGGCTCAATGTGACATGCAAAATAGCGGTAATGATAGCGGACAATATGGTGCCGAATAACAAATGACTTATATTTATTAATGGTGCGTAAATATCAGCACTCCTTTGTCC